AAACAATAATTAACCAGTAAAAGTATATTTAAATCAATTTGAAGAAGTAGAAATAAAAAATAGATTGGTACAAAGTGGAAGAGTACAAGTCAATCCTCACGAGCGAGTTCTAATACCAACTGGGCTTGTTTTAGATATACCAAAAGGTTATTCAGTTAGATTATATCCACGATCCAGCCTTGCACTCAAACAAGGATTGACACTTGCAAATAATGTCGGGATCATTGATTGGGATTATGTTGAACCAGTTTTTGCAATGATTGTGAATATAAGTGGATTTACAAATTATGTGAAACACAATGAACGTATTTGTCAAGGCGAATTGTTCAAGGATCAACCTTGTATTTTAGAAGAGGTAAAAGATCGCCCACAGACAAAGACAGATAGAGATGGAGGATTTGGATCAACTGGAAGGGAATAATTTTGACCTATATTATCGAAAAATGGACAGTTGCATCCGTACAGGTAGTATATTATATTCCAGATTTTCCGCACATAGTGAATGAATTTTTGTGGCAAACAGATGACCAAAGACCCGATTTTCCAAGAATTGGTAGATTTTTAAATTATTGGGATCGTTATATTGACGGCCCAATAAAAGAAGTGTACATATATGATCATGATAAACAAAAAATTAGACATGTTGATCGAAGATATAAAATAAATTAATATGAATCCAGTTATTATTGATGGTTTTTTGAAACATGATGAGTTCAAGAAATTACAAACTTATATGATGAGTCCAGATTTTCAATGGAGATTTATGCCAATTATAGATCGCATTGATGAAGAAGGAGATAAGTTTCAATTTGTACATTTGTTTTATCAGAATTGTAAACCCATAAGTTCAGATTATTCTATACTTGCTCCAGTATTTCGAGCAATAAATATGAAATCATTGTATCGAATTAAAGCAAATCTTCTTACCAGAACACCAGAAATAGTAGAAAATGATTTTCATTATGATGTTTCGGATTTTACACCAGAACAAGCCAAACATTGGATTACTTCAATTTTATACATTAATACAAATAATGGATATACAAAATTTGAAACAGGCGAAATAATTAAGAGTGTAGAAAATAGATTGATAACATTTTCTGCAAATTTGAGACATACAGGAGCATCTTGTTCAGATGAACAAAGAAGAATGGTAATAAATTTCAATTATTTCACTTAGAGTATAAATAATAATGAAAACAAAATACAAATTATTAGTGTTCAGGGTGGATAAAGAAACTAACTATAAGTTAGTGGAAAGTGGAGACAGTTATGCTGAAGATTCACTAATAAAATTGATTTGGACAGTTTTAAGACATCGCTGCCAACATTTCCTCAAGGGAGAGGGTTGGCGTGATTGAGGTGCATCATAGTGGTGGCCTCGTATAACTACCCCTAGTCTAGTGCTATAGATAGGGGGGATATTTCGATAACCTCGCTTTAATAAGGAGGCATTATGGTTACATTAGCACATCACACTAATTTCACAGCAGGCGATATTGAACGTTTTATGGGTCTTTCCATTGGATTTGACTCCATGTTCAATCGCATGATGAACTTCCCCACAACTCAACAAGAAAGTGGATATCCACCTTACAATATTCGTAAGGTAGATGACTACAATTACGTTATTGAGATTGCTCTTGCAGGATTCTCTGAACGTGATATTGAAGTTGAAGTGGCGGATGGAGTCATTTCTGTTCGTTCTAAAGAAGACACGAACACGGTTGAAACCGAACTTGAAAAAAGAAGGGAATACGTTCATCGGGGAATTGCCAGACGGTCTTTCGCTCGTAAGTGGACTCTTTCTGATGACATGATTGTCAACGGAGCCGAGTTCCAGAACGGTCTTCTGAACATCAATCTGGAGAAAGTGGTTCCAGATGAAAAGAAACCACGTATCGTTCCAATCACTATACCAAATGTGATTGAACACAAAAAGAAGTAAGTACACCTCTTCCCCCTACTAATATATACTTTAGTGGGGGGTTTTTTATTTTTTAATTATTCGCAGGAGAAAAATTATGTTACCATTATTATTATTTAATGTTATTTCTAGTCTTGTCGTAGACAAAGCAACAGATTTAGCAACTGAGCATGTGGAAAGTATGATAGATGATTTACTTCCAGCAAGTGCAAAAAAGGAATTAGATAAGTTTATAAAAGATGACCCCGCACACTCATTTGATAATGCTAAAGATGCATTGTTGGCTGCTGTCGATGGAAATTTACCTATCATCAAAGCAGACGGAACACTTAAACCAATCGAAAAAACATTCACACTTACATTTGATCCTACTACTGGTTCAGTTGATATAAAACAAGCTTAGGAAGGAATATTATGGCAGTCAAGATACCAATTTATAATGGTCACCTGACAAAAAACTTTGGGTATCAAGAAATGATAAAAAGTTCTACGGCCGACCGTTTGGGTATCTCAAATGATGCAACAAGAGAACACGTTATTAATTTAGTCAATGTTTGTAATTTTATATTACAACCGATAAGAGATGAATTTGGCCCAATTCGTATTAATAGCGGCTATCGTTCTCCTGCATTGAACAAAGCAGTTGGCGGTTCTAAAACAAGTCAACATTGTAATGGTCAAGCGGCAGACTTTGAATCTACCAGAATTTCAAATCCAAATCTCGCAAAATGGATTTCTCAGAATTTGGAATTTGACCAACTCATCTTGGAATTTTATGATGGGAAAGATCCTAATAGTGGATGGGTACATTGTTCGTATGTTCTTGATGGGAGCAATCGCCGGAAAGAAATGACGGCATTAAGAATTAATGGGAAGACAAGTTACAAGACAGGTCTTCTCACATAGGAGAAGAATATGAAATATGTGTGGTTAATATATCTTCAATTTCTATTTGTTGCTGGTCAATTCAATACAAAAAAGAATTGGATTGACAAACACGTTTTAATGTGTTATAATAAGTTAGATGAATTAAATGTTGATTATGTTAAGTTTCACGATTTTGATAAAAAGAATAAATGAGTTTTTATACAAATGTACACCGCCTGGGAAATAATATTTTATTCCGTGGCATCTCTAATGATGGCCAACGATTCAAAGATCGTGTAGAGTATAAACCAACCCTCTATATTCCTACCAAAGAAAAAACAAAATTTCGGACTCTTGAAGGAAAACCAGTTGGAGAAATCCAACCTGGCAATATGAGAGAGTGTCGAGATTTCATTCGTAAGTACAAAGAAATTGATAACTTCAGTATTTACGGAAATGATAAGTTTGAGTTTTCTTTTATTGCAGAATATTTTCCAGAAGAACATATTGAATATGATTTCTCACAGATTCGTATTGCATATCTTGATATTGAAATTGCATCAGAAAATGGATTTCCAGATATTGATACTGCAACCGAAGAGGTTACTGCAATTACATTAAAAATAGATCGTAAATGTTATGTTTTTGGTAGGGGTGAGTTTGTTCATGATAGGGAGAATGTTTTCTATTTTCGATTCGATAGTGAACGAGCACTACTTCAAAAGTTCTTTGAAATGTGGGATAAAGAATCACCAGATATTGTTACAGGATGGAACATAGAGACATTTGATATTCCATATTTGGTTAATCGTGCAAAACGGTTATTTGATGAAAAAAGAAATCCATTTCGATTACTTTCGCCTTGGAAAAAGGTTCATGCGTATACAATGTTCGGAATGGGAGGTAGAGAACTTCAAGCCTATGAAATAATTGGAGTGGAAACTCTTGATTATTTACAAATGTATCGTAAATTTACTTATACTAATCAAGAGTCATATCGACTTGATCATATTGCATTTGTGGAATTGGGAGAACATAAACTTGATTATTCCGAGCAGGGTACGTTACATCTTCTTTATAAGAACGATTATCAAAAGTTTATTGAATACAATATTAAAGATGTAGAATTAGTTGAAGAACTAGAAAGTAAATTAAAATTACTTGAGATGTTAGTTGCACTTGCATATCTTTGCAAAGTGAATTACGGAAATACATTCGGCCAAGTTCGGATGTGGGATACATTAATTTTCAATAATCTTCTCAGGAAAAAAATTGTTATTCCACCAAAGAAACATTCTAGTAAATCTTCAAACTTTGAAGGTGCATTTGTCAAAGAACCAATTATTGGAGCCCATGAATGGGTAGTGAATTTCGATTTGAACTCTTTGTATCCTCATTTGATAATGCAATATAATTTGAGTCCAGAAACATTGATTACAGATGAGTTACCGAAAGAACTGCAAAAGATTAAAGATGACCGGCCGGGTGTGAGCGGATTGTTGGATCAATCCCAATCATTGGATGGTTTGGAAAAATACAATCTTACTTATACTCCAAACAATGAATTTTATCGAAAGGATGTACAAGGATTTCTGCCAGAGATGATGCAACAGATTTATGATGATCGTGTAAAGTATAAGAAAAAGATGATTGCAACCAAGAAAAAGTTGCAGAAAGAGAAAGATCCAAAAGAAAAAATTGTACTATCTAAATTGATTTCCAAATATCATAATATGCAGAACAATCTAAAGACTACGCTCAATTCTGCTTTTGGTGCAATGGGAAATGAACATTTTCGTTATTTTGATCAACGAATTGCAGAGGCGGTTACAACATCTGGACAACTTTCAATTAAATGGATTGAAAAAGAAATCAATCGATATTTGAATGAAATACTTAAACCAGAAGAAGAAAAAGATTATGTCGTGGCAGTAGATACAGATTCGGTTTATATTTGTATGGATGATTTGGTAAAAACAATTTATGGAGATACGATTGATGATAAAAATAAAGTAGTTGATTTTTTAGATAAGGTTTGTTCTGAACAAATGGAAAAAATCATAGATACTTCTTATCAGAAACTTGCTGAATATGTAAATGCATATGATCAAAAGATGGTAATGAAACGTGAGAATATTGCAGACAAGGCCCTATGGACTGCAAAGAAACGTTACATCATGAATGTGTATGATGCAGAAGGTGTTCGATATGAAAAACCACAACTCAAAGTTATGGGAATAGAATCAGTTCGATCTTCTACCCCTGCAGCGTGCAAAGAAAAAATGAAGGGGATTTTTAATATCATTATGAATGGTACTGAAAATGATGCGATAAATTATATTGATAAGTTCAGGGGAGAGTTTCAGACATTAAAAGCAGAAGATGTATTTTTTCCTCGCTCGGTTCGTGGTCTGACAAAGTATCATGATGCGGCCCAATTGTATATTAAAGGTTCACCAATTCATGTAAAAGGGGCATTACTTTATAACAAACTTCTCAAAGACAAGAAATTAACAAATGATTATCCATTGATACAAGATGGTGAAAAAATAAAGTTTGCATATCTCAAGAAACCAAATACTACTGGTGGAGAAGTTATTGCAATTTTGAATAGGTTGCCACCTGAGTTACAGTTAGAACAATACATTGATTATGATAAAATGTTTCAGAAATCATTTATTGATCCAATGTCAACAGTGATGTCAGCCATTGGTTGGCAGACTGAACACATATCAACACTTGAAGATTTTTTCGGATGAGGACGAATGTTTTTCGGGTTACTAACACTATTGACTGCACTTGCAATTTCAACAGTTGCAGCATGGTATTCAATAATTGGGTTGATGGCAATCTTTGCAGGGGCCACAACCGCAATTATGATAATGGGGATTGTCCTTGAAATAGGAAAATTGATATGTGCATCTTGGACATTTACTAATTGGAATAAATGTCCTGTTATAATGAAAACCTATTTCATTTTAGCAGTAGTTGTTTTGATGTTGATAACCTCTCTAGGTATATTTGGGTTTTTATCACGAGCGCATATTACACAATCTAGTCCTACTGCATTACTGGTAGAACGGATTGAAAGAATAAACCTCAAGGTAAATCAACGACAAACTCAGGTAAGCAGGTATCAAGGGAGATTAGATACTTTAGACCAAGCACTTCAAAGGTACATCGAACTTGGTGCAATTAGTAAAGGATTATCCAAAAT